CACGGTTTGGGTAAACCAGCGAACTCATGATCCTTTTCGTGAACCTTACGCAATGATTCAGTCACGGCGTGAGTGTTCAACCAAATGCTCACATTGTTTTCCTTGCAAAATAAACGCATTTCAGATGCAATTTGATAATCGTATTCGTGACCACCAACTGATCGTAATAATGCAGGATCTTTTGTCAAAGAATTGTATGGGTCAATCAACAGTCCGTCATAATTCCAAGCGTCCTTTATCGCTTTAGCTTCAGCCATCAATGTGCGGGCTGAATAAAGCTTGTCCACTTGCATTATTTTAAAGTGCTGATCGATCCACTTCAAGTGTGATTCAATTTCGTTGTCGGGTATCTGCTGAACTGGCTTGCCTGATCTAAATTCAATAAGCTTGCGAGCGATCGAATAATCCGTATTTTCCGATGAAAATATCAACCAACGCAGGTTGTGCTTGATCGAATACGCAGTCATCAAATAAATGATCGTTGTGGTTTTACCAGTGTTAGCATGCCCAACACAGATGTTGAAATTTCCCTTTTTAAACCTTAGCCACTCATCGACTTCATCAACACCCAACCCAAGACCTTGTTCGATACGATCGTACTTAATGTCAAGGACTGATTGTTTTAATTTGTCGATTGATGCAATCATGTGATTGTGATTAGTGGTTAAAATAAAAGGGGGCAGTTTCCCACCCCCGTTGAAGGGTTATTAAAACGGCAAGTCAGGTGTTTGACGACCAGCTTGCGATTGCTCAGCGGCTGTCACGCCTTGTTCCTGGCGCTCCGCTGCAACAATGTTGTTGTCAGTCCAAACAACGCGGCCGTTTCCGACGTAGTTCTTTGGATCCTTAGCTTCACGCTGCTCCTTGGTTTGCTCCATAGCAGCTGAAACGTTTTGACCGTATTGATTAGTTTCGTCATTTACGTACAAAGTAACATTAGCCCAGCCTTTTTCGTTAAACTGGATCTTGTCTTTGCTGATTCCTACTGAAATAATTGAACTCATAAAAATAAAAAATTAAAGGTTTACTAATTTGGATTCGACGTCCTGCGGCACAACGTACTTAGATTTTACATCATCAAGCGTGAATTTGCCTGATTTGATCGCAGCAACAACTTTTGCAAATGCTTCGCTGTTGGCTTGCAACGTGGCCTTCGCTGTGGTGGTTTTACCATGCGTATTGGTCGCGTCTGCGTCTTTGGTATCGTCAATCAAAAACATACCGTTCAGTGCGTACTTACGTGCATAAGACGAAGCAGCACCAGTTGCTTGTGATTTATCCATACCTTTTTTGTTTAAGTCGACACCAGCCTGGGCTGTGACGGCTGCACTACGTTCCCCATCTGTGACAACGACAGTTGCCTCAATAAAGAACTGGTTTTCATTACTGATCAGTTTGTCGCTGATCGTCATCATCAAACCCTGCGCATACAATAACGGCTTGACCGCTTCAAGGATATCTTCGCAGGATCGATAATTGTAATTCCCGAAACTGTTGCGCTGATTCTTTGGCGCTTTCAGTTCACTTTGGATTTTTACTAGTTTTTCAATCATAAGATTTTAACATAAAATTAAACATTTACTTAGTTTGTCGATGCAAACATACAGATAAACGATCAACCGCACAAGTCTTTAACAAAACTTTAACGTTTATTTAATAAATCCAATTCAGCCTGTATCAATTCATCAATGAATCGAATGGTTTGGATTTCACGCATTTGTGCAATGATCGAATCAGCTATTTGTTCGCGATCTAGTTTGGTTTGCACGACGCCTTCGAACATCAGTTCAAGTTCCTGCAAACGTTTTTCGGCATAAAACAACTTCGCTTCCATTTTGTCAGAAGCACGTGATGCCAGTTGTCGTTGTGTTAAATTTGGGGTCATGGTGTTGCTTTTTAACTTCGTGCAATATACGAAAAAAAAGGCAAACCACCAAATATTTTGACTAGAAAATTTGATTTTTTTTGACCTGGGCAAGCTTGGCTTTGTACTGCTCAAATATTTCCTGCCATTCAGCATCACACCACTTTACCGTTTGACGTGATTTGGTCAATAATTCCTGCGACAGATCTTCGCCAAGGAACAAGCTGAATTCATATTGACGACCGTATTCAAAGCGGTTGCACTTACGGCATTGTGCGTATGTGTTGCGTTCGTCGTATCTTGTTGAAAGGTATTGGCGTCCGATGAAGTGACCACCGTCGCATTCTGTGAAGTGTACTTGTTTTTTGCATGTGACGCATTGGGTCATGCCGCTGTCATCGTCACAATCACGACGTCGAATATATTCGTGATATACTTTGTCGATTTTAGTTTTCCAGTATTTTTGCGTCTTCTTCTTTGCCATGATCAAAGACGGAAACCAGGCGGGACAAAACCCTTACTAAAAACCCGCCCAGCAACCGCAAAATACATTCAATAGGTTTATTTAAAAACAGCAAAATTTAGGAACTGGTGTGTTCGCTAAGTGCTTGAACTTCAGGTTCCCCAGGTTTTTTGTAACTTTGGTGGGTAGTGGGAAACTATATATTTATAATCCACTACAAAATCACTTACTTGGTTGGGTGCGTCTTTAAAGGATTACGTCCTTAAAGGATTACTGCTTTAAAGGATTACCGCCAAAAAGGATAATCCTGATTTAAAGGATTTTCCCAAAGTAAAAAATTGTGTTACGGGTGAAATATTATTTGTTGCCAATGGCCCGAACTTTCTCGACACCACGACTTCCAAAATAAGCCACATAAACACCCAAAAGAAGCGATTTAAGCAAGTCAATCCACTCACCAGGCACTTCGACATCCCAAGCGAATGAATCGATGTATATAAGGATCACAGTGGCCACAGTTAAAAATGTCAACGACAATGGTCGAACGTTTTTTGACAACCAAGAATCACTGCCCATGTCAGCAGTCCATCGCTCAGATATGCCTTGTTGTTCTGCAATGTCAAGTTTCACCATTTCAATTGCATGCTGCTTGTCTGCTTCAGATAATTCAGGGGAATCAGCTATTGCACGAACTGCGCCACTAAGGTCACCAGTTAATAATTCAGCGGCCACGTTGATTACCTTGTCTTTGTTTATAGATCGTAAAAAGTCACCCACGCGTGTTGTTCCGTGGATATCCTTGTATCGTAATTTTTTTGGCTTATCGTTTTCCATAGCATTCTATTAAATACCCATATTCATCCTGTACGTCAAAGGATGGACATGCTTTTGTTGAAAATTCATTATGCCCGTGCAATGATGCTTCGGGGTATTGGTGAAACAAATCTGTGATCAGTTGCTCAAGTGAATCCAGTTGTTCCTGTGTTCGTGTGTCTTTAGGCTTTCCGTAATAATCAACGCCGCCAATATAACAGACACCAATCGAATTCCTATTCATTCCCTTAACGTGTGCGCCAATCCTTTCAACTGGTCGTCCAGGCACAACAGTCCCGTCAAGGTAAACCACAAAGTGATATCCAATGTCAGACCACCCACGTTTCAAATGCCAGTCACGTATGGTTTGAACGTCGACGTGTCGTTGCTCAGGTGTTGCCGAACAATGAATGATTATTTTGTTTATTTCTCTCATGAATCGTTTGAAAAGAAAAAGAATTTTAAGGCCATTGTCGCAAGTGCTGACAATATCGAAAGGAAAAACATTGACGCGCGTTTCAGTGTGCGGTTCATGTACATTAATTTTTCGACATCCTGATTTAATTGTTTAACCTGACTGATCAACCCAGTTCGCGTTGACATAGGATCGTCCTCAAGCACAGCGATCACACGTTCGATTTTGTGGTACAATTTCAAATTGTTTTTGTCCATTTCATTAATGGCGTCACGTAGGCTTTCCACGGTATTTCGTTCACGTGCGTTCATGTTAGGGCCTTTTAATTAGCTTTCCTGAAATATTACGGTGAATAAAGCGTTTTGAAGGGTTGAATTTGCTTGTATTTGTATTTCAAGCCTGTGTTGCTGAGTGAATGTTGCGTCACTTGAAGATAGATCCAAATGAACATCCTTTGACGAACTTGTACCTGAACCCAAAGACAATGAAGTGCTTGTGTATATGACCCCGCCATTTCGCAAAATTCTGTATTTTAAAGTCGTTGCAGAAGTTGCTGTTCCAGTTCCAGCACCACGATAAGTAATGCTTCGAACATACCCATTAAAAGGCATCACCATACTGTGCTGCAAGGCTCTTGATGTCGATTCGACTGTCCCAGTCCAAGGCAAATAATACCAAGAAGTCGAAACATTCACGCTGTGCAACATTTGTGCAATGTGCATTGTTGTCATCTTCGGGGTGAATGTCATGGTGTCGGTCAAGCTGTTGGTGGTCACTTCAAGACCAGTCCCAGGGCTTATGGTCAGCGTGTCGTTGTTTGTGTCAGCGGTGATTGTTGACTGACCACTGACTGCAACGTTTTTGAAAATAGCCTGTGATGACCCTAAGTCGTTATTTGTAACAGTAACAGTGTTTCCGCTGACATTAGTAAGCATTCCAGTTCCAGCGGCTATTCCAAGAATATCGCCATCTTCAATGGTGTTTGCTGTTCCTGATGATGCTGCGATTGTGAAATTTGTCATTCCAGTATCAGGCGCATCAACCCAAAGCGTTTCGATTCCAGTTGATGAAAGTATCTGTCCGTTTGTACCTAAGTTGTTCGATCCATCATAAACCCCTGACTGGAATTTAGCTTGCCCAGCGCAATCAAAAGCGACCGATGGGGTAGTGGTGTGAATACCGATTCGTTTTGAACTGTGTACGTAAGTAAGCGCATCAGTTCCTATTTGAACACCGCCAGCACTTTCAGTCATGAAGTCTGAGTCTTCAATGCTGTCGGCGTCAGTCCATTTTGTCATTGCACCAGCAACACCAGCGCCATCAATACCACCGCCTGAAGGCAAAGTCTCCTCGACGACGTTTCCTGAGGCATCGACCGCAAGCATTTTTGTAGCTGTCCCAGTTATTGAGCCACTGCCGTATGAGTTTAGCTGAAGGGAGCCATCGCTAGACACCAAACGCATTATCTCTGAAGATGAGCCGTCATGCCATTTAAAATCAGTAGCAGCATAACTATTAATTATGTTCCAGTTTGTAACACCGCCTATTGCTAGAGTTTTTGTGCCGCTAGTTCCATTTGGTCGTATATAACTAGTGCTTCTTGATAATTCAAGTCCATACCCAGTGATTTCCGAATATGTGCCATCACTAAAATAAGTTCTTATTCTGTCGTCATCAGTGCCATCGCCGACTTGCACTTTTCTTGCTGGACTAGCCGTTCCAACCCCCAAATTTCCACTACTGTCAAAGCGCGCGTCTTCTGAGCCACTGCCTTCAAATATAATGTTTCCAGTGGTTCCTGGTTTCAAGCGTATGTCGCTGATTAAAGCAGTCCCAGTTTGCCCGATTTCGATGTTTCCAGCGGATGTGTGACCAATTACATTTCGCAAATAGTTGCCGTCATTTGACTGCAAATAAGTACCTTTGCCAATGACAACACCTGAATCTGTTTTCGTGTCAACGCCTGAAACGACAGTACCGCCTGAAAAATTACCAGCACCATTGACGTCTAAGGTAGCGTTAGCGTCTGTGGTGTTTACGGATATTTTGCCGTCTGTTTGTAAGTCCGATTTTACTTTTTGGGCCATATTATTGTAATTTAAGGGGTTTATTTAAAAACAAAAAAAACGCACAAAGGGGGCATTCGCCCCCCTGCACGAAATTTATTTATTACTCCATTTTAGTACAATAAACAGCGTAAGCGTTTAAAGCTGGAGCAGTGTTGAAAATAACATCCAAGCTGTTGGCTGATCTGTTACCAGTTTCAACCATTACGGTGTCACCAGTAGAAACTTCAACAACTTGCACCATGACATCAGCTTCACCAAGGTTGTGAGTAGCTGTCAAAGTAGTGTCGGACGCATTTCCAATCAATACCTTGGCACGATTAGAATCAGCTAAGCCACCACCTTGATTCAAAGTGTATGCTAAACCAGCAGGAGTCACAGCACGTGAAGTGTCTGTACCTGTGTTGGTTTCAGTATTAGTGGCCAATTCAACAACACCTTTTTGTGTGGTGCTTGATGATTGCATATCACCATCAGTGAACGCAGTGATCACACCGTCAGTCAATGTCAACGATTTTATGATGTTAACACCCGATTGCGTGTAATCGTCGTCAGTTCCGATTGTTGGGTTGTACGATCCAAGGTCGCTGATTGTAGCGATTTCCTTAGCAGTACCGTCATTCAAGTACCAAGCGTCAGCTGTTTCATTCCAGTAAAGGGAAACATTTGCAGACGTACCGCGTTCGATTTCGATACCAGCATCCTGTGAAGGCGCACCAGTTTCGTCAGCATTCAATGTGATGATATTGTCACCAATTTCAACAATGTTTGAATTCACGCTTGTGGTTGTACCATTTACAACAAGGTCACCAGTTACAGTCAAGTCGTTTCCGATTGTTACGTCATTCGGTAACCCGATACGCAATTCAGAGGCGCCAATACGTGAAACCTCGACTTCACTTGAAGTTCCTGATAATGTAATCGCATCAGCAGACGCGTCAGACCCAACCAAACGAATGTTGGTTGTAGCAGCAGGAACGTCAACGGTGTAAGTCGTATTTGTGTCGGTTACGGTTTCAGTCGACGTGCTGATTGTTTGGACGTGTCCGTAAGTGTCAAAAGTAATTCCATCAACGTAAGTTCTTGAACTTGGTGTCAAGTCAGAAACGCTTGAAGTGTCGGCGTGACTGAAAGTTGTCCCAGTTAGATCAAGACCAGCACCAGCTGAATAAGTGGTGTTTGTGTCAGTTGCGGAAATTGTGATGCTGTCGGCAACGGCGTCAGTGCTGATTGTAATGTTTGAACCTTCAACAAAAGTCAAAGTGTCATTGTTTGAGTCAGCAACAACGTTTGATTCACCTGATACAGCAATTGTTTTGAAAATGTTCTGTGATGAACCACGATCGCTGTTGGTTACAGTTACGTCACCAGTGGCGCCTGATACTGAAATACCAGTTCCAGCAACGATTGAAGTGACAGCGTCGGAATCAGTTAAGAAACCTTGAGCCATTACGAAATCATAAATCTGATCACCAGTTGCTAATGCAGTTCCACCATTAACTACAGCGCCAGTCACAGCAGCGATGCTTGGGTTTGCACCAGTTCCACCTGTTACGGTGATTTGGTTGGTCGTGGTCGATGAAACGGACTCAACCTGACCGTTAACGGAATACCAATCAGTCCCGTCGTGCATCATCAAGCGGTTGTTGCCGCTGTCGTAATACACTTGACCTTCAGCACCAGCTGGGGCAGTTCCTAGCGGGTGAAGTTTGGCATTCTGCAATTCACCCTGCTCAAGAGTGATGTTGGATAAAAATTTTAAAGCCATTTTTGCAAAATTTAAATATTAATTAATTAATCGATTTTAATTCAAGTACGCTTTTCCCGAAAATGATGCTCGGAAACTTACGCGCAATGTGTTGTTTGTTATGTGGTCAACCTCGCCAATCACAACGCTATTGCCTGAATCAACAACGGTCACATTTGGAAACTTTCCAAGGTTGTGTGTTATGTTCCACAATGATGATGCAGTTGTTTGGTTGTGTTCATAGTGTTTGTCCTCAAAAGCAGTAATTGCACCAGTTGTGCCATCAGCAAGTAAAACCTGCGAAGCTGTCCCAGTGGGTGTTTTAAAACCACTAGCTTCAACTTCCACGTCCGACTTCACTTCGGTGTCAGATATAGACAATGGCGTTTGGTTACCAAATCCGTCGGTGATTTGTTTTTTTGTACCAGTTAATCCGTCGTTGTCCTCAAGTTTGAGCAGCGAATCGTATGTGGTTTTTATTTGATTTCCCGTTAATGTAGCCATTTGTTATAACTGCCAACCGCCGAAGTTGACTTTTTTTACAGGGTGAATGTCGTCAATGTTGTTTGTGTAATACTCAGGGTATCGATTAGGATAAGCGCAGATGTGATCAACCAATCGCTGGGCGTAATGCGTAGCCGTGTCACGGGTTGCTTCAGTCATGATGTTTATTTCATTACGTTCCAATCCGTTTGCGTTTTCACTTGTGTGCTTGAACACACCTTTGTTGTTGATTGTGTACTGGCTAAATGGAAGGAATTCAAGCAGTGCGTACTGCGCCAAAACTGGCTTGATGTAAACATTTACCAGTGTTTCATAATCGCCCGTTAGCGTTGATCCTAGGATGTCAGCTTGTAATTTTTCATACAACTTTGACCCAAGTATTTCATGCACGTGAATGTCCTGTGCGATTTCCACATATTGCACGACCTTATCGAAGTCTAAGTTTCCGCTGATCGGTGTGTACCGTACAAGATCATTTCGTGAAATAAAAAGTGCTTTGCTCATTATCTGCGTCTTTTTCTTTTTGTTGGTTTACGGTAACTTGGGTGGTGTCCCTTGTCAGCACGATCAATTTGTGCTTCAGCTACGCGCTTGTCATTTTTAAATTTATTACGTTTAGGATCGAATCCCATTTTTTTCGCTTGTCCAACGCTGATGGCTTTTACACCGTTCATTGCGTTACCACCCCAAGGTGTTCCATCCGCTTTTGTTCGCTTCATGTAAACGCGGCGTTCCCATTTGTGGTGACAGTTTACACCGCCTTTGTGACGCCAAATTGAATATGGTCGTTGGTTGTGGCCTAGTTCACTGTTGACGCCGTCCTTTTCCATCTGCAAAATATCTTCTTTGCGATAAATGCGCTTCGCGTTTTCCATAGCAACACAGAACTTTCGCTGTGACTTGCTTTGGCTGTTTCCAAATTTACGCGATCCTTGGACGTATGCATAACGAACTTTCAACCACTTTGTGTCCTGGGCGCTGTCTTTTGCGCGTTCGTCACCAGGCGCTGACAATTCGGGCATTTGTAATTTGACCGCATCCATCATGATGTTTTCCCAGTTTTCGTCTTCGTGTTCATCATCATCAATTTGTGCGTCGACCAAAACCCATTCGTCGTCGTCTAACTGTTCACCTTTTTTTGCGAGGTAGGTAAGCCAGTCAAGCTGTTCCTCGGGCTTAAAATTTGCAGACAAGTTTGTGTCAGCGTTGTCATCATCAGTCGCTTCGTCGTTTGTAGCGTCGTTTTTTTCGTCCTGATAATCAGCTTGCTTTTCGTCTTCTTGGTCGTCAAATTCAATCGGCTGCGCAGTCATGAAATACAATTCAGGCGCTTGTCCGTTCACTTCAAGGATTTCTTCAATAGCTTCAACGATTTCGTCCTGATATATTTTAATAACAGTCGAATTGAAAAGCTGTGAAGATACTTTGATTTCATCAGTGTTTGATGACAGCCCGTTTCCTTGATCCTTTATACCCAAAAGCATTGGCGAAGTGATACGGTGACCCACAAGGATCTTGTGCATTGATTCGTTTGCTAGGTATTCGTAATGCGAAGGGGCGTCATTTAGCGATATGTCTTCAACAGTGGTTTGTGATTCGGCGCTTTCGTTAAACGCAACGATCACTTTTTGACCACGTGATCCTGTTAATTTGTTGCGAACGTCGCGTGACACTTGTTCACGTTGTTCCGCATCAGGGATTCCGTTGTTGAAGTTGATCACCTTCGTACCACTGAAGCTGTTCTTTGCTTCGTTTAGTAGGTAGTCAGCGATTTCGTTTTCCAGTTCACAGTAAGGTAAAGCACCACTGTAATCAACTGGGCTGAAATATGAAAAGCCTGAAACGTATGGCTTGATCACAAACAGTTCAATTTTTTCACGTGATGTTCCGAATGCTGGGATCTTTTTAAGTACGTCAGAACGCTTGTATTTGGCCCAGTCAGGGTGGTAATAGTAATTTTCGATCACACCCATGTCATCCATCTTTTCAGGACGTAGTGTGTGTATAGGAAAATGTTTTACTTTTACAACCTTGCGCTGGTTTCCAGCCTTGTCATAAATAACTTGCATGGCCGCCTGCCCAAGCATTTTGCGTTCCATGATGATTTTTTTCAGGCATCGGTGTCCGATCATCCCACGAAGTTCTTCAACTTCAGGGGCGTCTTTATCCAAGCCTTCGATACAAATACCACGACCGAAGATCAAATCACTGATCGAACGGATCGCTGCGTTGTTGGTCGGTGATTGAAGGTATTGATCAATCAAGAAACGATAATAATCGTTGTCTTCACCATACGCAACCCACTCACGATTTTTGTCTTCGTAAGCTTTGGGCATTTCGTACCCTGATAAATTAAACAAATTAAAATTCATTAGTCAAGAATTATGTAATTATTCGAACTGGTTTTTTCAACGTAATGATTGTCATTTACGCTGTACGCATCTAGGTCAGTGCTGGTGACAAATACTTTTCCTAAGTAGATCACCTTGCTGTTTGCAACACCTTGCAACAAATATGAATGTTCGTCATCCAAGTCGATGCCTTCGTCGTCAAGGTCTATTGTAAGCGCCTGAAAGTATCCTGATGCAGACATGCTTGCGTTTGCACTTGGCGTGCTGAAAGTGAATGAACTGTCGTCATTACCTTCCTTTGTCAACGTCCATGTGATGTCAGTTGTGGCAACCACGTCGTCGTTTACGTTAGTGTTTACGATCAGCGTTTGCGCTGCTGTTAATGTTGCGTCAATGTAATTCAATGCTTTTGCTTTATTTAAAAACAGAAAACGGCATTTTATAATACAAAAAAGGCCACCGTGATGGCAGCCTTTTCCTTATTAACTAAATGTGATCAATTAAGATCCAACAGTAACAGTGAACAAAGTGTCGATGTCACCAGTGAAGAACTTAGCAAGTCCTTTTTCCATAGCAACAAAGCTCAATTCGTAACCTGATTTGTCACCCATAGCAGCGCCAGTTGAAGTTGAAGCGGTCATTTCTGCTCCGTATTCTTCACCAACAACAAAAACATTTCCATTGTTGTCCTCAACAAGGATGTGTGGACGTCCGTAAGCAAGCAACTTCACTTCTTTGTGAGTAGTTGAATCCTGCTTTTTAAGGCTCAATGTTAGCGTTTGCTCTGCGAAAGTTGTACCGTTGTCACGTGAACTTGTCAAAGACTGTTCGAACGTGCTAGTTCCGCGAAGGTCATATTTGTAAGCGTTAGGAGTTGTGGCAACTGGGGCGCTGATTTCTTCGTCAGTTGATGTCCACCCGTTGGCGTCACCAAAGTTCACGAAATAAACAGCCTTCAATCCACCCACTGCGTCCTTACACCCTTCTAAGCGACCAGCTGAAATATTACAAGACATATTTTAAAAATTTAATAGGTTAAAAGATGGGGGCGGGATTAGCCACCCCCTTAAAATTCAATTGTTGTTATTAGCTAGCAACAGATAAAACGATTTCAGAACCGATGGCGTATTGTACACCAGCACTGAAACGCATAACAACGCGAACGTTTTGTGATCCGTCGATGTCAGCAAGGTCGATCAACTTCACTTCGTTCATGTCATTTTGAAGACCGCAGCCGAAGAACAAGTTGTCTTTTTCAGCAACAACGATTTGACCAGCGTTAAGACCGTTAGCAACCAAGATTTTTACACCTTCGAAGTCCATATCAGTCTGACC